TATTGCTGAGGCGATTGCATGGGTGATGACGCCGGACGTGACAGGCGTCAGACCTCAAACATGGAAGAAGCATTTCAAACTTGGAAGCGATAAGGGCGAATCACGTCAACTCGCTTCAGAACTTTGGCCCGATCAAGCGGATCGGTTTAAACGCGTGAAGGACGACGGACGAGCGGAGGCCGCGCTGATCGGCTTATGGGGAAAGCAATGTATTTTACCGAACAAGCGGCGCAACTAATCATCCTAACCGGATTCGTTTTTGCGTTCTGGCTTTTGTTGAGTGATAAGTATGAAGACTAAATCTTTTCGAGATTCGCGGTTGGCCGTCCAGTACGCGCACAACTGTCAGAAAGGCGGTAAGTCATGCGCCTTGGTGATTAAGCGCGATTACTTTGTTGTGTGTCCGCTCGATCTAGTTGAGGATTACCGCAATGAAAACGATCAGGCGGAGTATTTTGATGCCGAAACGACATCAACACGCTGATGTGATACACGCATGGGCCGATGGAGCGGAGATCGAGTTTCGCGTGGACTCTACGCGGATAGCGTATGGTTCGTCGAACGACTGGAAGCCATGCCGTAATCCCGACTGGCATGAGAACTTCGAGTACCGAGTCAAGGGCGGGCTTAGCCCAAGCGTGACACTAGATATTGCTCGGCTGAATGTGCTTGCCAAGATGCACGAAGACGGTGACTGATATTTTTTTGCCTATATGTGTTGCATATGAAACGAAATCCATGCTTTAATACAGACTCAATCAATGACTAATGGAGTCAAAAACATGAAAGTATTTAAATTCGATCCTAAAACTGGAAAGCGTGGTGAGTTAATCGATGACATTCGTCGTCCAAGCACGTTCGGCCAGTCTGTTGAGTTCGCGCAATCTCAAGGCGTTCAAACTCACTTGTCATTTGTTAAGCCGTCCAACACGGACAGCCAAGTTTGGTCATCACATCTTTACATGGGTCGTGATGATGCGACTGGTGAGTTGGTTGTTTCTGAATATGACACTTGGGTTTGCTGTTGTTCTGGTGAGTGTAACGGTCAGCCAACAAAAAGCGGAATGGCTTGGGTTTGGCACATCATTCCGCCTTATGCGTCTTTAACCAAAAACACGGAGGCGGCGTAAGCCGTCTCTTTGGGGGATACGATCATGGCGCATTACTTTGAAATCCAAACGGACCGCGTGATTCTCGATGAGTTTCGTAAGGTTCGCAAGAACAAGTACGCAATGCTTTTGCCGCTTGCTCGCAAAATTGCAGACGGTAATTACGATAGCGTTGGCCTGAACTTCTTCGTCGATGGGAATCCAGTCGATGCGAGCGTATTTGCCGGAGAGGTTCTGCGTATGGAAGATGCTCGGATTGCGAAGCAGGAAAAAGAAACCAAGCGAATTTGGATTCAGCAAGGCGCGGCGAGCTTTTCTGGATATTACAAGCGAATCAAGAGGACGGCGGCGTAAGCCGTCTCAGGGGGACATAGAATGGAAACACCAGAAATCAAAATGGAAGAAGCGGTACACGATTTCATTCAGGCGCTTGATCGTTTGATCGGCGATAGAGATGAGTGGGGCGTTGTAAGTTGTTTGTTTGACCTTCGGTTTCGTGGAGCAGTGAAGCGCGTTCTTCACTTGCGTAACTTGGCCGACGGTTGTTGGTCTGAAGGCGACCCAATGGAGGCTCGCACTTATGAAGCGAAAGCATCTGAGGTTCAACGTCAGTTCTTTGCTTATCTCAAAGACGCGATGGCAGTTATGCTATACGAGCGCAAAGAAGAGATTCAGGAGCTAGTTCTCGATGTTGACGACATCTTGCTTCACCTTATTAACGAATTACGGATGATGGGCCGATAATGCCCATCCTCCCGCCGCATCCGTTCAAGGATCTTGAGGACACGGAGTTCTGGGATCAGATTGGGATCAATATGCGCTTGCGGGCGCACATTAAAAAAGATAGATTCGGGTTCGAGTTCAAGAACCCGATAAGGAAAGTGAGAAGAATGAATCCATTCCAACATCATGGCATCAGCCATCTTAGCCCTAGCGCCGTAAATATGTTTACGGGCAGTCCATCTGCATGGATCGCCAAGGCGTTATTCGGCCACAAGTTTTCAATGGGGGCGTCGGCTTGGCGCGGGATCGCAACTGAGGATGGCTTGAACGCGTACATCTTTGAGCAGGCAGACCCCAAAGCGGCGCACGATATTACCTTAGCCAAGTTCGATAAACTCAAGGGGACGATCAACCTCAACGACGCTGTTGAGAAAGAGCGTACACGCTTGTATCGCTATCTGATGAACAGCATCGACGCGATGATCGAACTGGAAACAAACCACGGAATTGGTAAGCCGCAACTGCCGCCAGTCGGTCAGACGTTCAACGGCCAGTGGGAAGTTGGATTGCCATGTCGGTTCGGCGATCAAAATCATGAGAAGGTCGAGGTCATCGGCTATCTCGATTTCCTTTACGCGAACGACGCAAACAAGCATACGATCGTGGACCTCAAGACCACTGCGCGGATTCCGAGTGAATGGTCACCGGCTCACGCGATGCAAGCGTCGTTCTACAAACGAGCGCATGGCAACAACCCTGACGTGTACTTCGCGTATGCAAGTCCGAAGGAAGAGGGCAAGCCCAACGCGTATCACATCCTGAAGTTAGACGACGAAACGTATCAGCGTTCGCTCAAACGATTCAAGGATTCCATTGTTCGCATGAGCAAGTTCTTAGCTCTGAGCGAAAACCCATTCGATCTTGTGGCCGGTGTGCCACACGACGAAGAGAGCTTCTACTGGGACGGCGAGCCTACGCTCAATGCCATAGTAGAAGAAGCAAAACGGCAAATCGAAAACACAAAAGAGGAGAAGTAGAAATGCCATTAAATCTAGGAGGCGGTGAGGGTAAGCCGTACATTCGTTTCAGTCCATCCGTACGAGCTTGGGAAATGAGTTCGCCTGAAGGAAAGACTGAGTTCACTTGGGACGCTCCTGCGGTATTTGATGTTGCAGGACTAGAGCTTGGTTGGCTGAAGATCGACTCGCAAGGGCGCGATTGGATGCCGTGGCCGAGTATCACTAATCGACTGCCACAGCCTGAAGAGAAGGACCGTGATGGTAACCCGACTTACAAGTTAGGGTTCCGGATCAATGTGGTCAGCACAAAGATGTTCGGCGATGAGCCGTTGCGTGAGTTTAGCGCAAACACCTTTGGCACACTGACATTCATCCAAGAGTTGTACAACCATTGTGAGGAAAAAGAGGAGTTCAAGTCCGGAAAAGTCCCAGTCGTTGAGATCACTGGCTCGACTCCGATGAAGGTTGGGAAGGGCAATACGCAAATCCCTCAATTCAAGGTTAAGAGTTGGGTGGACCGTCCTGCGGAACTGTCAGGCGGAACAACAGAAGCGGTTGTAGTGCAATCTGCACCACAGCCTGCACCACAGCCTGCATCAACGCCCGCTCCGGCAGACGATGATGAGTTCTGAGGGAATGACGATGTTAGTTAAACTCAGCACACCGGATTGCACGGAGGTCTTGATTAACCCAGACCAAGTGCAGGCGGTATTCAAGGTGACCGAAAAGCGGTCGAATATCCAGTTCGCCAACTCGGATCGTCATATGGCGGTCAGCGAAGGCATTGACGTGTTGAATGAGTTGTTCAACACCAAACCGGCTTCCAATAGAGCTAGGAAGACTACCTGATAAGCGGGTGACTTAGCCCCCTTCGGGGGGCGTTTTTTCTAACAACAAAATAGCTCTGTGGGAAGAATATGGAACAACCAAACACATTATTGGAGTGGGCCAGATACTACGCATCCTTGGGATTCAGCGTAATACCGGTGTACACCGTCGACCAAGACGGCATCTGCACCTGCAAGAAGAAAGATGAGTGCAGGAACGCAGGTAAGCATCCGGCGGTGAACTGGCAACGCTTCACGAAAAGGAAAGCGGACGACGATCAACTGCTTGTCTGGTTCGATGGGATGGAGCATAGCCACAACATCGGAGTAGTCACTGGCAGTATCAGCGGCAACGTGTTTGTGATTGACGTGGACACGGGTCAGGGAAAGATCGGCTTGGAGACGCTCGATCAGGTTCAGATGGCGCATGACGACCTGCCGATCACCGCAACAGCCAAGACCGGATCAGGTGGCAAGCACATCTTCCTGAGAGCGCCGGATGGATTCCACGTTAAGACCGATACCAACCTGATCGGCAAAGGGATCGACGTGCGAGGCGAAGGTGGCTTTGTCGTTACCGCGCCAAGCCGTCACGCGTCAGGCAATCGCTACACCTATGACATGGACGACATCGCGGATGCTCCGAACTGGGTTCTCGCGATGGTGGAAGGCGGGACAGCGGGAACGCATGACGCGCCGATGCAATCCACTAGCACCAATCCGTTCGGCCAGTACGACGACGGACGTGAAGCCGTGATGACGAAGACGATCCTGTCAACGATCATGGCGTACTACGAAAGCACGTCATCCATGCCAACGCTCGACGACATTATCGAACACGGGTGGAAGCTTTATGAGATGCGCGTCGCCACAAGAAACGGCAGGACATTAGAAGAAGATGGCCGAGGCATTACTGCGTTCACCGAGAAAGCGGGATACCAACTCGCTAGGGCGAAACGCGGTGAGCTACATACGCTCAATGCTATCCGTTCCAAAATGGAAGCAATGGGCATCAGAGAGAATACGTCAGGGGGACACAGCGATGACACAGACAACGACAGCGCACAGCAAGGTGAAGTGGCGCTATCAGTACAGGCGGTTTTGCGAGAGGCCATTAGCATGGCCGCACAAGCGGAGGAGAAGCGTCAAACGCGATTACATCTCGACGACTGGCACGTCTCTCGCTTTAAGGGAGAGCCGCCAGAGATGGAGTATTTGGTCGAAGGTATCTTTCCGCAAGGTGTTCCGGCTTTGCTCGCGGCGTCAGGCGGTATTGGAAAGTCATTTGCGCTCCTCGATCTGGCGCTCAAGGTCGCACTATTCCGAGGGGATGATCCTTTTGAGGTCACGCCGTTTGCTTTTGGAGGCCGTGTTACAAAGGGCGGAAAAGTCGTATTCCTCACCGCAGAAGATTCAGCCGACTCCGTACATCGTCGTCTTGCTCAAATATCTACGCCGGACGAAATCGAAAAAGCGTCGCCAAACCTTATCGTTGTTCCGCTTCCAGACGCTACGGGAGCGATTGCACTGGTTAACGAGGGAATGGGTGTCGTCTCAATGACCGAGCATTACCACGACCTGATGGATCAGCTGTTGCACATGGAGGATGTGGCGTTGGTCATCATCGATCCGTTGCAGGCGTTCTGTTGGGCAGACGTTAATGCTGATCCGAAAGCGGCGCAGGTGTGGTGGACAGCGATGTCATCGATCTGCGCTAAGACCGGAGCCACGCTGATCGTTGCACACCATATGCGTAAAGATGGCCTGAACGGCATCACAAAGGCCGAGGAGGCGCGTGAAGCGATCAGAGGGTCAACCGCTTTAGTCGATGGTGCGCGTCTGGTGTACGCGATGTGGGCGATCAGCGGGGACGCTGAGATCAGTCCATGCAAGGCGTTATCGCTTCCACTTAACAAGCAGTCGATCGTGTGTGGATGTGTCGTGAAGGCGAACGACGTGGCAGACCGTGATGTGCGTTTCTATGGTCGAGGCAAGACCGGCTTGCTTGAGGACCGTACAGCGGAGGTCGAGGTTGCGCGTAGGGAGGCAAACGAGATCAGCCAACAGCAGGTCGACCAGACGTTCAGTGAGGTTGAGCTACGTTGGAACCGTGAGAACCCATTTAGCAACGCGGCACAAACGTCAGACCGTTATATCGTCAGATGGATGACCGATAAGTTCGGTGTGACGAAACACGCCGCAAAGAGAGCCGTGGATTCGTGGATCGATGATGGGTATCTAGCGATCGAGCAGTTAAGCGGTAAGACAAAACAGAAAGGGTTGTGCGTTGTGCATCGACCCGAAGCAGATCAAGTTGAGCAACGGGGGTTTGTCAATGACTAAGGAACAGATCGGCATCATCGTGGATATGTACAGGGATGGACGCAACTACACGAAGATTGCGAATAGTATCGGAACATCGGTGTACACGGTGAAGCGTTGGGTACGTCTGAACAGGGACGAGTACGAGTTAAAGCGTAGACGTGCAGTCAATGAGAAAACGAACGCGATCAGCTTAGCGGCGGAACTCACTACGACGTGGAATTTGAAGCTATCGAAGACGTATTTAGTCAAGGCGTGGGGGCAGAAAGCATGAGCGGGATGCACGAGACAGCGCAGGACTTGCGTAATGAGCTTGATGTCATCGTCGCATACGCGAAGATGTTGAACTTCGGACACCAGAAGCTACCGATTGCGTATAAAGCGGACTACGCGCTTGTGGAGGACGGTGATGTGAAGGCGTTTGTTGAGATCAAATGTCGCAACGTCAACCACGATACATACGACACGATCATCCTGAGCCTCAGAAAGTGGCACGACATCAACGAGATGGCACAACGTATAAATATTCCCGCTGTATTCGTTATCCGCTATGACGATGGAGTGTTCTCTATTCCGATGCGGGAGACGCCAGACGCAATTACTATCGGTGGACGCGCAGACCGTAATGATAGTCGGGACATTGAGCCGGTGATTCATTACAACATCGACAGGTTAAGGAGGAAGAGCGCATGACGAACAATCCGCATTGGTTGAACCACAACACGCGCAAGCTCGATCCAGAGGACGTGATCCTGATTAGGGAACTGCGTAAGGAGGGGCTGACGTTGCAGACGATTGCCAACAAGTTTGAGGTAACCAAGACGCACGTTAGCAAGATTGTGAACAAGAAGGCATGGGGTCATTTGGCATGAGCGGTAAAGGTGACGCATACAGACCGGTGGACCGTGAGAAGTATGAGAGCAACTGGGATCGCATATTTGCTAACAAGCAGGACCGAACGCCCGTGAAACATTCCGAAAAGCAGACCGAAAAAGCACCGGATCGCTGTCCGAATACGATCGATATTGAGGAGCAAATTGAGCAGGACCGTGAGTCCGAATGATGGTCTTGGCGGAAGTTGGCGGAAGTTGGCGGAAGTCTGGAAAAGGGGTGGCGGAAGTCATTAAATCCCCTTAAGGGAAAGGGATAACTTCCGCCACGGTTTTACGGAGGTCGGCGGAAGTTGGCGGAAGTTGTTTGTATGGTTCGCGGATGCACGGAAGTCGTCGCTTGTCTACGACGACATTCCGTTGGAATCCACTCCCGTTTACCATCGGGAATTAAAGCGTGAAACATTTCACAATGAAGAACATTTAAAACGATAAGGGGAATACCATGACTGACGAAGGAAGTTATGCAAGCGATGTGACGCGGAAGGCGAAGGCAAGTTGGGAACGCAGGAAGATGGAAGCGATTGCACGTTGGGGGAGTCTTGATCGATTAGCGTCGAAGTGTAGTGCAGAGACAGCGGCGAAGTTCGCAAAGGCGAATGGTCGGATGAAGGAAGCGCGATTGAGCGCAGACGAGTTTGAGTACGCGAGACGGTTAGGCGTGATGGAGCGAGGCGTGGATGCGTTGGAGCAGGAAGCACTGAATAACGGGAGTTCGACTTCCGATATGACGTGGTTCGACTTGAAGACGCGAGTGGGGGACCGGCGCGCCGTCGCCGTGATGAATCCGCAGGATGCCGAATACGTCGCGGCAACGTTGGGGCGTGAACTAGGAGACAACTTCATCGTGTACACGGCGGCGGACATCGTGATGATGGCTCACGAGAATCCCACAGCGTTGACCCATTTGAAACAAGCCGCAGGTGCGTATACTACTCATGTGGATGTCACTTCAAGCGAGGAAGCAGGGTGGTAGATAAGGTAATTGGGATCAATGGGAAGCCGTTCGATGCGAGAGACTTTGAAGACGAGAATCGTAAGGCTGTGGAGAAGATGCTGTTTGACGTGGCTGATGATATCGATACGGGTGGCATTGTTCCGCGTGGAATGGCGCTTACGATTATTCAGGAAGATGGGGAACCTATTTTCTGGTTTGGTGGTAGCGAGAAGGACTTGTTCATGCTTTACGGGTCAATCGAAGCCATGCGCCAGACATTCTGGGAAGCGGTGATAAAAGAGAAGCAGGTTGAGTATGGTGAGTAAAGTACATAAGGGTGAACTGGGTGAGCGTTTGCCGAAGAACTTAGAACGACGTGAGCGATGGTATGAGATGAGCGCCGATCCAGTCGCACTGGAGACGGAGATCACTGACTGCGTGGCACAAGGTGAATCGCTTCACGCTTGGTGCAAGCGCAAGGATATGGCGTACAACACAGTCAATGACTGGGTAGCGCGTGATCCTGCTAGGAAGGAACGCTATGAGCGAGCAAGGCTCAGTCGTGCTGAGTGGCACGTCTCTGACATCGAAGAGATGCTGACAGAGGTGCGTAGAGGTGATCTTGATCCTGCACGAGCAAGGGTGATCGCTGAGAACAAGCGTTGGATAGCGTCACGCATGGACCCGCATTTGTGGGGCGAGAAGATGCAGATCAGTACCGAGATCAACATCGGAGACAGGTATTTGGAAGCGATTAAGAGGCTTTCGTCACCTGATGTGATCGAGGGTGAGGCGATCGATGTGACGCCGAAAGATGGCGAATAACGGAGAAAACGCACACCGACGGAGATACGCGCACACGAGGCGACGTGACCGCATCGTGACCGGAGACGTAAATGCGATTTAACATAATGACAGTTATGCGCCGAAGTAACTTGGCAACGTTGCGACGCAAGTTATTGATTTCGTTGGGATCGTTGTTGGCCTGTGGATAGGTCACGAAACGGTCGGCACGGATTGGTCAAAACTTGAACACGAAAATCCGTCCATCTGTGGATAAGTCCGCCGCGATGACCCCCCCCATGCGGTTTTTTCGGCGGGTGCGTGGACGTATAACGAGACACACATCGGCGTAACCCCCTAGGGGTATAGGAGCGAAATGAGCGAAGCCACGAAAATTCAAAATCCATTTGACGACTTCATCCTGAAGTACCGCAACGATCCGGTGCTGTTCGTGGAGAAGGTGTTCGGCGTCCAACCGGATGACTGGCAATCGCAGTTCCTCCGAGCTATCGCCGACAGCAACCGGCGCGTCTCCGTCCGATCGGGTCACGGGGTCGGCAAGTCAACGGCGGCAAGTTGGGCGATGCTCTGGTATCTGCTGACGCGTTATCCAGTGAAGGTCGTCGTCACGGCCCCAACCTCCTCGCAGTTATTCGATGCGTTGTTTGCTGAGATTAAGCGATGGGTGAAGGAGCTTGATCCGGCATTGCGTGAACTGCTTGAGGTGAAAAGCGATCGTATTGAGCTACGCCCATCGCCGACCGAGGCGTTCATTTCAGCCAGAACGTCACGCGCCGAGCAACCAGAAGCGTTACAGGGTATCCACTCGGAACACGTCATGCTTGTCGCCGATGAAGCATCCGGTGTTCCAGAAGCAGTGTTTGAAGCGGCGGCAGGTTCTATGTCAGGGCATAGCGCGGTTACCATTCTGCTTGGCAACCCAGTGCGATCAAGCGGCTACTTCTATGAAACGCACAACCGGCTGAAGGATGAGTGGTTCACGCTCCACGTCAACTGCGAGCAATCCAAGCGCGTATCCAAAGAGTTCGTGCGCGAGATGGCGATTAAGTATGGCGAAGAGAGCAACGCGTACCGCGTCCGCGTACTCGGCGAGTTCCCGTTGTCAGACGACGACACGATGATTCCGTTCTCTGTTGTTGAGCAAGCGATGAACCGTGACATCGAGGTCGACCAGTTCTCGCAGATGACTTATGGGATCGACGTTGCCCGCTTTGGTTCCGATAAATCGGCGCTCGCCAAGAAGAAGGGCAACGTGATTACCGAAGTGAAGAAGTGGCAGGGGCTTGATCTCATGCAACTGGTTGGCGCGATTAAGAATGAATACGACGCCGAGGAATCGCTAGATCGTCCATCCGCGATATATATTGATTCGATCGGTCTGGGTTCCGGCGTTGTAGATAGACTAAGAGAACTCGGTCTACCGGCGATCGGCATCAACGTCTCCGAGTCACCGGCAATGAAGAACGCTTATGTGAATCTTCGTGCTGAGCTATGGGGCAAGATGAAGAACTGGTTGGAGCAACGCGGATGCGCGTTACCGAAGGACGACGATCTGCTTGCGGAGCTAACGTCCCCCCGCTACACGTTTAATTCGTCTGGGCGGTTGCGATTGGAGTCCAAGGACGAAATGAAGAAGCGCGGGCTATCGTCGCCTGATTTGGCAGACGCGTGTATACTAACCCTAGCCGGTGATGCGGCTGTGGGTATTTATGGGTCTGCTAGTGGGTCTAGTTGGACTCAACCTTTGAAAAGATTACTTAAAGGGGTCATTTGATATGCCATGCGGTAAGTACATGAAAGGTCGTCCGAAGGCGAATACAGGATCGAAGACGACTGCTAAGAACATGAACAAGGCGCGTCGCGTCACTGGTGTTGCTAAGAAGAGAAAGAAGTAATGGCAGGCGGTCTATACGCGAATATCCACGCCAAGCGTAAGCGCATCAAAGCGGGGGCGAAAGAGCGGATGGCTCGCCCTAACGAAGCAGGATACCCAAAGGCGTCAGCGTTTAAGGCCGCCGCGAAGACTGCGAAAAAGAAGAAGCCAAAAGGCAGGGCGTGATGGCGAAACCGGCAAAAGGTAAAGCGAAGGTCAAAGTGACATCGACCGGTAAAAAGGTTTCCTATGGTGCTAAAGGCGCAAGCGTCCGCCCGAATACCCCGAAAGGCAATGCGTACTGCGCCAGAAGCTACGCGCAGATGAAAGAGTTCCCCAAGGCGGCGAAAGACCCTAACTCCCCCCTCCGGCTATCGCGTAAGCGGTGGCAGTGTTCAGGCAAGAAGAGTGTGAAGAAGTAATGGGATTATTATCACTTCCAAGTCAGGCAAAACAGGCCGCCATGAATCTTTTAGGGTTTGACCCCGCCCAGAGATACTTCCACGGGTCAACTCACGACATCACCGAGTTTTCAAAGGACATGGCTAGCCCAGAAGGGCATTTCGGCGCAGGTTTTTATTTTTCGTCATCCCCAGAAGATGTTGCCGCTTATTATGCAACCGTCCCCAATCCAGACCTAAGTGCAAAGGTGGCTAAAAGAGCCGAGGAACTTGCTTCAGAAAGAGATGTTGATTACGAGGATGTTCTGGACGAGGCATATAAAGAAATTGCGGGAGAGTCGCAAGGCGCGACATACCCAATTCGTTTAAAAACTGAGAACACTTTCGATATCACGAAGGATGGGGACACGTTTTTAGAGCTTCGCGGCCCAGACCTTGATCCTGAAGACTATCGCTCTGAAGCGATGGACGGCATATTCAGAGAAGACTATGACTCCGTTACTGAATACAACGAAGCACTAAACGAGCGTATGCAGGAGCTTGCCGACGAAGATTCGTATAACTTTGAGTTCGAGGGACCGCTTGCTGATTTCGTTGAATCCATTGAGCGCAATCAGTTCTTAGACGCGAATCAAGATCAAGTTCGTGAGCTAATCGAAGATATTCGCATGATCGGCATGGACGAAGGCGGGATCAGTGCAAAAAAACTAGACGAACTTATGCGAAACACCCCCTTATACGCTGAAGACGATATGGGCCGTCTAGTGGATAACGAGGTGTACCGCCAAGCGATTGAGGATGCCGGATTCGACAGCATTGTCCACGATGCAAATATTTTCAAAGGCATGGAGCGCACCCCAGAGGGGGCAAAGCATACGATTGTTTTTGAGCCGAACCAGATTCGCTCCGAATACGCTGAATACAACCCAGATAACGCTGACAGTGGGAATATATTAGCAAGCGCACTTGGCTACGGGACTACTGGCCTTTTAGGCGCATCAGCCATTATGTCGCCAGAAGCAGAAGCGGGAGCCGCTACGCAATTCATCCGGTTGCTTGAAGCCGGTTACCCAGAATCAACAGCGCGAAAGATCATGTCCGGCGAACTGCCGATGGACGAAGCAAGCCGTATGGCGCGAGCTAGAGAGCAAGGATTCATCAAAGAGGCATACCATACCGGAAGCCCTGACATCAAAGAAATAGACCCCACGGGGAGCATCGGCGCTCGATCTAATTCTGGAATGTGGTTTTCTGAAGACCCCGTTGTATCAGCTAGTTATACAAAACCAGAAACAGCCGGATACAAAGTTTTGCTAAACGACAGAGGTTATGGTCAATATGACGCGGGCGGGGCGGCATGGAATGACTTCTACTCTGGTTCGGAGTACGCATCTGTGAATGATGGCTTTATTGGGATTGATGACCTAGGGATTTCCACAACAAATCAGGTTGCAAGGCTAGCTAAAGAGCTTGGGGACTCTGGCGTCGAGATTCCACAGGTTGTTGACCTTGGTGGTAATCCAAGAGTGATGAGGCAAGTTGCCGAATCAATGAACCCTGACATCGACTTTGATCGTTATTTGCAGGACTATCAGATGGATGGGGCTACAAATTATTCCGCTCAAGACCCATCGACAGTTCGGTCCTACTATGGAGCCGCATTTGATCCCGATAACGTCGGCAAGCCGTATATCATGGGTTCGCCTGCCGCTGTCGGCTTACTTGCATCAGAAGCCGCAACGCCTGAAGGTCAACTGAATCCGTTGCTCGCCGTACCGGCTGAGATCGGTTCTGCGTTGAATGAAGCTGTCGTTGGTACGCTAGACTTTGTTGGACCAGACACGGTGAACGCTATTTCTGAATTACTAGGAGCAGAGTATCGGATGCCACGACTGTCTGACCAAGAGTTAGTTAGATTATACTCTCAAGGCGGGTATATGGATGAAGGGTACGGACGTGACTTTGTTCGCACCGCAACCGGTTTGCTTCAACCGTTTTAAGGTAAAGATATGGACCAATACAAAGACGACGACATGAACGGCTCACCAATCGACCAAGCGATGAACTCGCTGTCGGAGATGGGTATTGAGATCGATAAGCCAAACGAGATGAGCGATGATGAGTTCAACGGCATCATTACATCCGAAGTGCAGGACGCGATCGACTACATCGACAATACGATCTCGCAAGAGCGCAATGCCGCCTCCCAGTATTACCGTGGCGAACCGTTCGGCGATGAAGAGGAAGGTCGTTCATCCGTTGTCTCGATGGACGTACGCGATACCGTACAGTCGATTCTTCCTTCATTGATGAAAGTGTTCACGTCCGGCGAGAAGGTCGTGGAGTTCGTGCCACACGGAGCCGAGGATGTGGCTCAAGCCGAGCAAGCGACTGACTACATCAATCATGTATTCATGCAACAAAACCGTGGTTTCAGCATCCTATACGACGCGTTCAAGGATGCGTTGGTACGCAAGGCGGGAATCATCAAGTTCTATTACGATGAATCCGTTGAGGTGTCGACAGAGAACTACACCGACCTGACACGCGAATCCATGATGATGTTGCTTCAGGATGAAGACGTTGAGGCGTCTGCTGTGAAAGAAACTCCGATCGGTGAGCCAATCATGGTTCAGCCGCCGGTCATGGACGAGATGGGCAACATCATTCAAGAGGCGGTGATGGATCAGCCAATGTCATACGACCTTGAGCTAAAGCGCCGTACCAAGAACGGAAAGATCAAGTGCGAGGCGTTACCTCCAGAAGAGTTCCTGATTGACCGCCGTGCAAAGTCAATCCACGATGCAACGATCGTCGCTCACCGGAAGATGGCGACTGTTTCCGAGTTAGTCGCGATGGGTTACGACTTCGATATGGTGAAGGACCACGCAGGCGAGGACTTCCAGTTCGACACCAACAGCGAATACTACAACCGCAACCCCGTTGCGACGTTGAAGAACTACATTGCCAAAGACGATGCGAACAAGCGCGTCCTGTACATCGAAGCCTATGTGAAAGCGGATTACGATGGTGACGGCATTGCGGAACTGCGTAAGGTGTGCTGTATGGGCGACGCTCACGAGATTGTGCGCCATGAGCCATACGACCACATTCCGTTTGCGGCGTTTTGCCCAGACCCAGAGCCGCACACGTTCTTCGGGCAGTCGTTAGCCGACATCACGATGGATATCCAGAACATTAAGTCGCACATCCTTCGCAACCAGTTAGACTCACTGGCGCAGTCGATTCACCCACGCATGGCCGTTGTTGAAGGTCAGGCAAACTTGGAAGACGTGCTGAACTCGGAAGTAGGCGGGATTATCCGTATGCGAGCGCCGAACATGGTGCAGTCGTTCTCTCAGCCGTTTGTCGGACAACAAGCGTTCCCGATGATGGCGTACATGGATGAAGTGAAGCAATCGCGTACCGGCATCAACCGTGCGGCGGCAGGCTTGGACGCTGATGCTCTTCAGTCAACAACGAAGACAGCGGTTGCGGCGACTGTCACGGCGGCACGTCAGCACCTAGAGTTGATTGCTCGCATCTTCGCAGAAACCGGCATGACTGATCTATTCAAGGGGTTACTGAAGCTGACTATCTTGCATCAGGATCAACCGCAGATGGTTCGTTTACGGAATGAGTTTGTGCAAGTTGACCCACGCGCATGGCAAGCAGGTTTCGACGTAACAGTGAACGTTGCGCTTGGCGGAGTGGATGACGAGCAAAAGATGATGCTTCTTGAGTCGATCGCTCAGCGTCAGGAAAACGTGATCTCGCAGTTCGGATTAGATAATCCACTTGTCACCTTATCTCAGTACAGAAATACTGTCGGCAAGATTATCGAAACGGCGGGTATTAAGGATGTCGATAATTACTTCCTTGATCCGAATGGTCCGCAGGCTCAGCAGATTATGGCGCAGGCGTCCCAGAAGCCGAAGAAGCCAAGACCTGAAGAGATTCTCGCGCAGGCTGAGATTGCGAAGACACAAGCCGAAACGCAAGCACGGATTGCGGCGATGAACTTGGATCGCGAGAAGATGTTCATGGAAGATGAGCGCAAGCGCGATGAACTGGATGCGAAGATCTCAATGGAAGCGTTGGAGCTTCAGGCGAAGTACGGTACTCAGATCGACGTGGCGCAACTCAAAGCTGAGATCGAACGCGAGAAGATGACGATCCGTGAACGCGGAGCCACATTAAGACAGATGATGAATAACGCACCACGAGGTGACTAATGATCTTTACAAGACGGGACGTTGAGCTTGGAGAGAAGGCTCGATCCGTCGTCGAGAACGAGACATACAAGGACGCACTTGTTACGGTTCGTAACAGGTACGTCGAGTCTCTTATCAACACGGCGGAAGATGAATCGGCCAAACGCGAAAAGGCGTATATGGCGATCAGGATGCTAGAAGAGGTGGAAGCACAGCTTGTTAGCGTTATGGACAAGGGAAAGTTGGCAAAACAATACCTTGACAAACTAAACCGTAGATAAGGGATAATGTAACCATGAGTGACACCCAAGAAACTGGATCACTATCAGTCAAACAAGCCGCTAACGTATTTGGCGGGCTAATGGAAGCGAACGCTCAACCGGAAGCCGTTGAACAGGAAGTGGTAGAAGAGTCCGAAGCAAATGCAGAGGACGTTGAGGTAGAGGACACGTCGACCGAGGAATTTAGCGAGGACTCGGAATATGACCCCGAAACCAGTCAGGAAGAAACGGACGAAGCGAACGAAGAAGATAGCTCTCAGACTTACACCGTCAGAGTAGATGGTGAAGAAGTCCAAGTGTCGATCGATGAATTGTTGAGCGGGTATTCGCGGACTCAGGACTACACGCGTAAAACGATGGCACTAGCGGATCAGCGCAAGTCACTGGAAACAGAGCTTGAGCAGATTCGGGGCGAACGCGCACAGCTAACGCAGGTTCTTGAGCAAATTGATGTTCAGGACCAAGAGCAAGAGCCAAACTGGGATGCGCTATATCAGCAAGACCCACAGCAATGGCTCATTCAGCGTGAAGTGTGGCGCGAAAGGCAAGAGCGTAAACGCGCACTTGTCGAGGAGAAACAGCGGTTGCTCCAAGCGCAGGAAGCGGACAAACAGCGAATCGTCGCACAGTTTGTTGAGCAAGAACGAGGCAGATTAGCCGAGGTTCTCCCTCAGTGGCGTGATGAGAAAGTAGCGAAGGCAGAGAAGGCGAAAGTGGCCGACTATGCCAAGAGGATCGGATTCACCGATCAGGAGATCGCTCAGTTCTACGATCACCGCGCTGTGACAACGCTCTATAAGGCGATGAAGTTCGATGAGCTTCAAAGCGGTAAACCAAAGGCTAAGAAGCAGGCGACGCCTGTTGCGAAAGCCGGAGCCGCGACAACAACGCCTAAAGGTCGAGATGCCTATCGTAAATCGCAACAACGACTCGCAAAGACAGGTAAGGTCGCAGACGCGGCTAATGCATTTAAACATTTGCTAGGTTAGGAGATTTAACTCATGGCAACTTTTACTACCTATGACGCGGTTGGTATCCGCGAAGAACTGGCTGACGTGATCTAGACGTTTGGATCACATTAAAATCGGGTGAATTGCCGGAAACCCCTTAGAGCCTCAAGCACCACAGCGTAACTGGTAACGGTAAGCGCGAAGGTTTAAAAAGATTGAGGATTGGGCAATCGGCCTCCAAGCACCTTGGGGACAAGGTGAAGGATCAACGACTAACAGCATACCGCTAGACCAGTGATGAAGCTGACACGAGCGCCCGACACACGAGAGTGTGATGATATAGTCTGATCTGCATTGAAAGATGCAGAAGCCGAGGATAAAGAGCCACGGCGGTAACAGAGAATGACAACATCTCGCCAGAAGAAACTCCGTTCATCTCCAACGTTGGACGTAAGTCTGTTGCGAACACATTGTTTGAGTTCCAAACAGATTCATTGGCTTCAGTCGATACAACTAACGCTGTAATCGCAGGCGCAACTGCATCTGACGCTTCTGCAACTGCAACTAAGCGTATGCAGAACTACACGCAGATCAGCCGTAAGGTCGTGTCGATCTCTGGCACTGAAGAAGTCGTCAACAAGGCAGGTCGCAACTCTGAATTGAGCTACCAGTTGGCTAAGAAGTCATCTGAGTTGAAGCGCGACATGGAAGCGATTCTGACTCGCAACCAAGCGGCAGATGCAGGCGATTCTTCAAATGCTCGCAACACTGCATCTTTGGAAGCATGGCTCCGCACTAACACTAACCGTGGTTCAGGCGGTACAACTGACGGTGCAAACCCAACGTTGTCTGGCACAACTTCTGGTTATCCAAATGCGGCGGCGACTGACGCTTCTAACGACGCACTTCGCGAGTTCACTGAAACTCTTCTGAAGGATGTGATCCAGAGCG